AACCGTCAACGTGGCGGCGGCATCGCCAGCCTTCGACACACCCGTCAGATCGGTGGGGTTGGCGTTGAAGTTCCGGCACTTGTTGACACGCTGCCCGCCGGCATAAAGGCCGCGATCCGTGATCGCCGGGACGTTGGCATCGAACGGCTGGAGGATACCCGCATCCGTGAACCATGTTGCGGGCGAGGTGCGCGATGCGGAAAGAACCGCTCCAAGAGAGGCGGTCCCTCCTTCACGCATGTAGCGGCTATTGGCGAAGTCGAGCGCGAGAACGTCGCCCGGCTGCCACCATACCGTCGCGGAGAGTCTGTCGGCTCCGCTCGAAGCGCCGCGAGGGGCAGCCCGAGGCCGAGCCTGGTCATTCCATCTCCGAGATTTCGAGTGTGCCGTCGGTGGCGCCGTCGCGAATGATCGAAATATGCGTGTGCAGGCCACCGGTCTCCCGGGATCCGACAGCGAAGGTGAGACGCTCGCCTACATCGATGAAGTGCGAGCCGGCATTGGCTTCCGCTCCGGCGTCGCCGAGCTGGTATCGCAGCGCCGCGTTGCGGCAATAGATGGCGATGACCTCCGTCCCGTCTTCAAAGGGCACGGAGAGCACTGCGGCGGCGCCGGCGGTCGCAAGCTTCTGGGCAACCTTCGGCGTGAGGGCGGGGATCGGATTGTCGTGCTGGTCGCGCGGCATTCTGGTCATTCAATTTTCCTCTTCTGTGAGATCGATCCCGAGCTGTCCGGCAATCCGTGACGAGAAGCCCGCGCGCGCAAGCGTTTCGGTCAGTGCGCCGGCATCCATGTTGCGCACAGCCTCGGCGAGCCGCTCGCGTGCTTCTTCGATGCTGGTCACGCCATCGAACAGTTCCTCGACGCCAGCCACCGCACCCTCGACCAAGGGTTCCCAATCTTCGAGCGCGCTATCGATGAAGGTGTCGACGGCATCCTGTGTCCGTTCCTCGCCGGCATTGTGGACCGAGTGGACCGGACAGTCGCCGCGTGCATGGACGCTCGGCCCGGTAGGCGGCGGCGTCGCGCTCGGAGACCGCAGGAGAACGGCGCCCTCGTCGGGATCCGCGAAGCCGATCTTGTCGCGCACCTCCGACATCTGCACCTCGAGCCCGAGCGGCACCAGGTCCTTCAGCGCCTGCGTCATGCCGGCGATGTCCGTCACTTCGCGCAGGCCGATGACGAGGCGCGGATAGGCCGGCTGCCTCCCGTGATTGAGGTCGATCATCGGAACGACGAGCTGGCGGTTCAGCGCGCCGCTGAGCTGCTTTGCATCCGCACGCATGATGTCGCCGCGCACGAGGTTATGCTCCTTGCCGACCGCGTGACCGCCTGCAATAGCGTCGGTCGTCGCCGTCTGACCGAGAACTCCCTTGGAGATTTGCTGGTCGAGATAGGCGGCGAGCGTCGCATAGACCTCGCCGCCACCACCGCCCACGCCGCCGCCACGCTTGCCGTCGACGAATTCGATATCCATCGACTTCGGCACGACAGCCGCCGCATCGCTGCCGAGGCTGGCGACGGCACGGCGCAGCGTCTTGATGTCATCGGCGCTCGCGCCCGGCTGATACTTGCCCAGGCGAAGCGGCATGCCATAGACCTCGGCGAAGATCACCCAGTCCTTCACCGAATAATTCTTGAACATCCACGCCCAGGCGGCGGCGCGCGCGAGGCCACCCCGGATCGGCAGGCCGGACTTCGCCTTGTGGATGTGGAAGATGTGCTTGAACGGCGTGAGCGGCACCGGCCCGCTTTCCGTCCGCACCATCGGCGTCCGCAAGTCGCCCCGGTCGAATTCGAACCAGCGCGGATCGCGATGCTCGATGCGCGCCGGCCACCATTGCCGTTCGCTCATGTCCCAGATGATCTCGCTGTTGCTGAAGCCCTTGCCGATCGCATCGAGCATGTCGAAGAGATCGTCCTCCAGCTCGTCGCGGGCGATCCACGCGCGAACGTAATCCGCCAGCTTCACATCATGGGCACTGTCGGACGCTGCCTCGACCTTGATGTCGAGCTGCGCCACGGCGCGCTTGCGGGTGCCCAGCACCGAAAGATAGTGGAGGTCCTTTTCCTCCATGTCCTCGGCCAGGTCGAGGTAGCGCATCGGATCGCCCTGTTCGGCTTCCTTTAGAATGGCGGCGAGGCGGCCCGGCGTGAGGCCGGCTGAGGCGTGATCCGAGATCGGCGAGCGCACGCCGGTGATCTGCGCGGCGGCCTGTTCCTCGCGCAAGGCCGCGAAATCGATCGGTCTGCCGAGATGGTCCACAAGTTCGGGCGGCATCAGAGGGCTCCTGTTCCACGAAGCCCGCGCAGGTTCTCGCCGCGCGGTCCTTCGTCGTCGTCATCGTCTGGATCGTATGAGCTGCTACCGAGTGGCGAGCGCGCCTGGACGCTGTGATAAGCGAACTCCACCGGCTCGGAATTGGCGGCGGCAACGGCCAGCGCGACCGCGACGGCCGCGTCGCCATGCCGCTTGCCGCCACCCTGAGACGCGGAGCGCTCGTCGCGCGGCACTTTGGGCACGCCACGGATCGTCTTGATCTTGCGCAGGTCGTCGAGCGTTTCCGCGTCCGCCGGCAGGAGGATCGTCCGGTCTTCGAAGCGCGACTTCATCTTCGGCATGTTCGCGAGATACCACGCCTCGGAAAGCATCACCGCTTCCACGCATGAGCCGTAAGCCTGGACTGCGCGCTCCGCGAGATAGAGGCCGTTGCCCGTCGCATCGAGCTTGCCCGCCACAAAGCGAGGCAGGCGGTCCACGACGTATTTGAGAACCTGTTCTTGCTCACGGAACGGCACATTGCGCTGCTCGATGATGAACGGCGCCCGGAGCGTCAGGTCCTGCATCTCCTGTAGCGGTATGAAGATCGAGAGGTCGACGAGGCGTGCGAAGTCCTGACCGAAGAAATGTTTCCTGTCCTTGTTGAGCGCGTCGAGCAGAGGCTTCACCTCCTGCTCCAGCCACGCTTCCACATAGGATTCGCGCTCTTCGTCCGGCTTCATCGCAAAGTCGTTGCCGAGGGTGAGCCGCAGAATGGGCGCATCCTTGGTCATGCAGGCTTCGATCTGAGCGCGCGTCAGATAGACGCCGGTGCCCTGGGCGGGAATGCAGTCGAGTTCCTCCGCCGCATCGTCGCCATAGAACGCGCGGATCTCCGAACGAAACTTGGCCTCGCCTTCCGGCGTCCAGGTCTTGCCGGACTTTAGGCAAATGCGCTGATAGAGCCCCTGTTCCAGTGCATCGTCGAAGGTGCAACGCACGACGTTGCCCGGCCGCTTGCCCTCGCGGATTTCCTGAATAAGCAGATTGAACGGATTGTCGGCGCCATTGTGCGTCGAGATGACGAGCACCTTGCCGCCCCAGATGAGGAGCGCCATCGCGGCCTTGAGAAGACCCTCGGCGTCTTCGTGGAAAGCGAACTCGTCGAGGATGACATAGCCCTGCCGGCCGCGAAGCGAGCGGGGCTTTGAGGACAGCGCGACGATCTCGTGGCCGGAAGCAAAGCGGATGCGGAAAGCCTGGATGCTTTTCTCGGCGCCTTTTTCGTCCTGTTCGGTGAACAGGAACTCGCCTACATCGGTGCAGACGGAGTTAAACGCCTTCGCCCACATCGCGCACGTGTCGATGAACTCGCGCGCCATATCGAGATTGTAGCCGAGATAGAGCGTGTCCATGCCACCTGCGGCTGCGTCTGATGCAGAGGTCAGAACTGCATCGGCCGCAAATGCCCAGGTCGCGCCGATGCGCCGGCTCTTGTCCGTTACGGTGAGCGCATACGTGGAGGTGGAGGCGAGCAGCTCTTTCTGATAAGCGAGAAAGACGTCAGGCAGTTCCCCGTCGATGTCGGCCGGCGGTGGCAGGGCGATGGCGGTGCGGCGGTGTTCGGCCCATTCGGCCTCGGTCAGCAGCCTGCTCATTTTCGGCTGATCCCGAGAATGTCCGCCTTCACCGTCGCTCGGGTTTCGGCAGAAATGCCCGCAGCTCTGATCGCCTTGTCCGCGACCTTCGCCGCTTCCTTGGCAACTTCCTGCCGGATCTTCAGCTCGCGGTCCTGATCGGTCTTCGCGGCCGATGCCAGGTCCTTGAGCGCGCCGGCGAGAAACATCGCCTCCTTGGGGTCGAGCTGGATGGCAGTGCCTTCGTCGTCCTCGCTGGCCAGCAATGCCATGAGGTTCGAATGCATCAGCTCGATGTTGAGCCGGGCCGTCCGATTGTCAGGGTTGGTGCCAAGCTTCGCGATGACAGCCTCCGCGACCGCGCGGCTTTCACGAAGCCGGGAGCCGATCGCATCGATCTTCTTGATGTGGCGTACCGACGACCGGCGCGCGACGACATCGATCTCGTCGTCGATCTCCTGAAGCTTGGCGAATATCTCGTCGACCGTCCGGCCCTGCTCGCGCAGACGGCCGATCATCTCCTTCAGTTCATCCGGCAGCCGGTCGATCTTGGTGGGCCGCGCCATCGCTAATCACCGAGCCGCGGGCGCTTGATGCCCTCCACTTCGATATGGCCTTCCGCCACTGCAACGCCGCGCTTCGTGATCGTCGCCACGACGACGACATCCTTGAACCATTCGACCTTCACGCAGCCGCATGACTTCAGGTAATCGATGTCCTCGATGATGACTTCTCGCGTCACGCCGATGCGATGCCCGGCCGCGCGAACGCTGTTGTGCAGCACACTCTCGTTTGCGCTACCTCCCGCCTCCACAAGGATGCGCAGGATGACGAGCCGCCGGTCGCGGGTCAGTTCTTCCCTGATGCTCATTTAGGCCCGTTCTCCATCAAATACCGGTTCAGGAAGTCGAGACCCTTCTGAACCGTCTTGCCGGCATCGCTTACGCCCTGCACGTCGCGGCTCAGCGCCTTGACGTCGCCGGAAAGCGTTGCGATGTCTTCGCGCAGTCGCGTCACATCGCGCGCCGAAGGAAGTGCTTTCACCGTCTCCTCAAGCCGGATGATGCGTTCTTCGTGCTCGGCGAGATCGCCGCGCACCGTGTCGAGGGCTTCATCCGCGATCCGCTTCATCGACCAGCCAACCCAAAGAACGACGAAATTGGCAACCGCCAGCACCGCCGGCATCCATTTCAAAACTAGATCCACAAGGCCCCCTTACTTCCGCCGGCTGAAAAGGCGCTTGAACCTCTCGCGCCGCCGCTCGCATTCGATGCATCGCCTGGCGCTGGGCAGGACCCTGCGCCGTTCGGCTTCGATTTCATCGCCGCAGCCCTCGCACTCCGTGATGCCGGAAGGCGGCGCGAGAGATGCCTTGGCCCGTTCGATCGATTCCTCGGTTAGACGGCGCTCGTACTCCTGAGCGATGTCCGCGTCGTCGGCCATTTACCTGCCACCGGCCGTTGGCAATACGCGGTCGAGCATCTTCTGTTTGGCGGAAGAGCCCGACGAGGATCCGTAGACGTAGTTGGCGATCTGCGTGACGAGGGTGCCGAGCGCCCCAAGCATGATCATCAGCGGTTCCCGGCCTGCTTCTGGAATATCGACGAACATGAGCGACGCGAGGATCCCGAAGAAGCCGAAGAACACGCCGAGCGCGAGAATGCCGGGCGTCCGGTCCTTGGTTTCGACTTCGCGCTTTCGCGCGCTGTCCCGGTCGCTGACCGCGATGCGTTCAAGGTCGACGTCCAGTTCGGCCATCTTTTGCTGGAAATCGTAATCGGCTTTCTTCAGTGCCAGGAGCTGATCCGGCGAGGCGTTCAGCACGGCCGCCGCCACCGCGTCCTCCTTGGCGTTTTCATCGCCCAACAGGACAGAAGCGATCGCGCGCGCTGCCACGCCGCCCATCGGACCGCCGATGGCGGTCCCGAGAGCCCGGGGCAACGGTTGCGAGTACGCCCTTTGCTTTTACCCCCAGAACTCGCTCATGAGTAAGCCCTGTTGAGCCAGCCATTGAGGAAGACGCCGAGCGAGGGCTTTGCTGATACCAGTCCACGATAGAAGCCGGCGGCCTCGGACCGCATGGCCGCCACGAGCATCGTTTGGGTGTCGACGCCGCGCACGGCCGCACGGCTTTTTGGCCCCAGAACGCCGTCGTCGGTGATCAGCTGGCCGCACGCACGGCAGGAGCGCTGCAGAACCTTGTGTGCCTGCGTGGCGCCCATGTTCACCGCAAGATCAAACAACTTGACGGCGACGATGAGGGGCAACGAGCCGTAGTCGTTCTTATCCCACCAATGCCGCCGGTAGAAATTTGCGGCGCCGTCGCGTGTGAGTTCTTTGATGTCGGCGAGATCGATATGGCCGTCCAGGTTGAGGTCACCGTCAGGATGCCCGTCTCCATCGAGATCGAGCATGCCGATCTCCTTCAGCCAGCGCAGCGAGATTCCGAAGTTCGTCGCGCCGCCCGGGTCGGACGGATTGTTGACGAAACCTCCTTCGTGGCTCAGAACCACGGCGAGTGCGCGGTCGAACATCGGATCGTAATCGGACATAAAAAAAGCCCCTCAAGCGTTTGGCTGGGGACCATATGGCCGGACGACGCACGGGTTGTCTGTGCTGAACGGGTTCAGTCACACGAAGGAAAAAGATCGGATTGCTTGGAGCCGCCGCGTTGCTCGGCGAGAACGTAGTAGACGTGCCGCTCGGTACATTGCAAGGCCGCTGCGATTGCGGCGACGCTCTGGCCCGCCTCCCTCATGCTGGCAATCCGCGCGCGCTTGCCCTGACCGAGCGGGATGCTGAGCTTGGCGCCACGAAACTCCAGCCCGATTTTTACGGCCGCTTCGTGGCCGACGATGATCGACAACGGATGATTGGGGCCAGGCTTCGCAGGCACATAGAAGCGCCGCCCGCCGAAGCGCGCGGAAATCCGCGCGGCAAGTTCGGGACCGACCAGCCGCTCGATCGCCTCGAAAGGCGAGAATTCCTTGTCCTCGTCCTCAACCATCGGAACCGCCCCGCATCGCGATCCAGTTCCGCGAGCCCGCCATCTCCGAACGCAAAACCGTCACAAGAACTCGAAGCCGGGCGTCGTAGACGACGTGATGGCGCTGGCGGCCGAGTTTGAGGGCGATGAGGTATCGCTCGGAACCCGGCCTCTCGAAGAGCATTCGCGCCCGGTGGAGCCGCCGTTCGATACGAAAGACCTCGAAGACGGTGAGATGGAGACCGCGTTCCGCCATGCGCCGCATCATGTGCAGGCGGCATGCAAGCCTGTGATGCTGATCCGGAGTCATCGGCGCGCCGCCTTTCCCCGGCGAATCTGTTCGCCCTGTAGCGCGATGAGCCGGTCGCCCTCGCTCTCGGTCATTCGGTGCACGTCGATGAAAGTGATTGGCAGCTCCAGCGAGCGGAGTATCCGCCATTGCGCTTCGATAACCCGGCCGCGATCGTTGTAGCCGATGAGGTTTCCCGCGCGATCCTTGTATTGAACCCAGTGCACGCGTCCCTCTCGCGCCGCCCAGCTCTTGAGGGCCTCGATAGTTTTGAGCGAGTTTTCGCCATGCACCCATTGCAGCGCGTCGACGCCTTTGGCCTTGCCGCCTGACACGCGCTTGGCGAAGGCGGCGAGAGCGGTTTCGGATGGATCGTCGACGATGCCCAGATTGTAGAGCGAGAGCCAGAGCGCCCGGATTTTCCGGTGTTCGGCGCCTTGTGCCTGGCGCCGTGGCCCGGCCTTCGCGGGCGCCTTTTTCTGCGGCTTGAAGCCGAGCGATTTGAAATGCTCGACGAGGTCTACGAGCTGCGTGTCTGACAGGTCCGCGCTGCTCATCCGGCCATAACGGTTTGAGAGGATCGCGCGGTAATCTTCGTCCTCAAGGCCCAGCGCCTTTTTCGCGATATGGACCTTTCCGTTAAGAGCGCGGCGCTCGGGGGANGTCTTCATGCGCACGACAGCGCTCATTGGCCCACCTCCGGCATGGCCCGGACGCTTCGCACCCAATACCGGCGCGCAGCGCAGATACCTTCGCAAAACGCGGGTACCCTGGCTGTCGCGCCAGCCGGCGACTTGATCCAGCGCATAGCCCACGGTGGTGTGATCGCGCCTGAAGTATTTTCCGATCCTCACCGTGCTGTAGCCGGTCAGCTCCTTGCTCAGCCACATTGCGGTATAGCGCGCATCGACGTAGCACCGCGCGCGGCGCTCCCCGCGCAGCGTGCCGAGCGTCATCTGCGAGTGATCCGCGACCGTCTGGGCAATTTCGGTCAGAACCCCGGCTGACGAGGTGTCATTCAGCCGCTCTTGGACGATCATCGCGAGCAGAGAAACCTGCGTGTTCAGCACCGATAGCTGTTCTGCCATCGCGCGGAGCGCATGAGTGCTTTCGCTTTCGATCATGATCTTTCCTTCGCCTTTCCCAATTCTTCGCGGAGGACGTCGTTTACGGTTTCGACCAGCCGCCTCTGGGCGGCATTGACGCCGCGCCGCTCGGCCCTCGCGAGGAACACCCGGCGCCTGGCGGCGGCGATCCGGGCCGAATGTTCCTCGTGAAACAAATCCGGGTTGTCATCGCGGGCTTTGCGCTTGCGAGACATCCCGGGCTCCCTACCGGTAGCTGCCGATGCCGGTGCGCGGCCTCTTCGCCGCTTGCACAAGCGCCCGAGCAGGGTCGGGCCGGGGCGGCGTGACCCCTTGGCTTGCCCAGGGCAGCGAGATTTCGATCGTCATCTCGTCGATCTGTCGCCAGCCGCACCAAGTGGGCTCCAGTTTCTCCGGCGTGCCGGGCACCGGCCCGAGGAGGAACGACGCGCCACCGCTCCTCAGTCTTCTTGGGTGAAACAGGCCGGCGCTATCCACCGCGATGCGGACGCGGCCTGCATCGTCGCCTTTGCCCAGCAAGACCGCGAAGGCCGCATCAAAAGCGTTCGCGATGTCGAAGTCCGCGAGACGCTCCGCAGAGAAGGTCAGCCGCAACGCTCGGGTACCACCGCCTCCCATGCGCCCGGCGCTGGCCTTGACACCCGTCCCCAGCTCTCTCCCGGAAGCAGGCTTTGTCCATCTCTCGAATGCCATGGTCGATCCTCACAATTTCGCGATGTCGAGGGGAAGCGGGCGCCACTGATCGGTGTCGCCGATGCGTTCGTAGAAGCGCAGATAGGACGCCGTGTTGTGCTGCGTGATGCTGTCGGCAATCGCCTCCATCGCGCGCTTCCATTTCGGATGATCGATGTTCGCCTTCCTGAGCACGAGCAGCCGGCCAACGGAGAAGTTGCCCTGCTTGTCGACCTGGAAGGCCTGGTTCACCAGCGCGACAAGCGACGCATCGGAGCCTTCGGACCATTCGAGGATGCATTCGTCGATCAGCGCCTTCGCTGCCTGAATGCCTTCCTCAACCCGGCTGATCGGTTGCACTTGCCGCGTGACTTTCAGGCGCCCATCGAAAGAGACAAGCGAGACATTGCCTTTCTGGCCACCCAGCTTCACCTCGTAGCGCTCTGCGGACAGGGCGACGAAGGCCTCGATGTCGCCGAAGGCGGCGTATTTGAAATCGCGCGTCTGCTCGTTCACAGCCTTCGCCTTGGCAAAGAGTTCGAGAACGAGATCGTTGCGTGCCATGTCGATAGGTTTGACGCGGTCGAGCGGCACGAGCGCGCCGCGCGCATCGCGCATATATCCCTCGGGTACAGGGTCGATCATGCTGTCGATGTCCTTCTGTTTGTGAGCCATCAACCGAGCCTCCGATGAGGAGTTGAGTTCGTGACGGCGGTGTTGATCGAGAGATGACGGCGGCGCTCCACCGCCGTCCGCTTTTGTCTGGCGAGACGCCGCAACATGCGTTCGCGCGGCGTGGAAAAGAGCCAGAGACGGAATTCACCCATGAGGCTTTTCGACACGAACTCTCTCCATGTATCCGCTGAGGTGAAGGGCGTGATGAAGCATCAGCAGGGCGTTGTGCGCCGCCGCCATGTTTCTCGGCGACGGCGCCTCGCCGAGAAGTTCGATCCGCTTGACGAGATAGGCCGCCTGCGCTGCTAGCGTGTCGAAGCCGTCGATCATGAGGGCCATCGCGCGAACCTCGCGCTGTGAATCCATGATCTCCCTTCCGGGCTCCATCATGATGGCGCGCGCCGCCTGGAGAACGTCCACCGCTTCGAGGTCTTCGCTCGCACTCATGACCTGCCACCGGTAATGACATCGAAAGGAGCACCACGTCGCTGGGACGGCACCGGTACGGCAGAGCGCTCCAGTTGCCTGGCGTCCTCCGTCGCCTCCGCGAGCACAAGGCACATAGCTTCGACGGCGGCGCCATTCATTTCGACCCCGGTGCCGGTGTACTCGCTGAAGCGGCTTCTCAAGGCCTCTAGGTTCTCACTAAGCATGATGTTTCCTTTCACGCTGTCGTGTCTTGGGATGTGGTGAGTCGTTCCCACGCGGCGCGGTAGTGCCGCATGGACCGCTGTTCACCGGCACCTGCCGCCGTCATCGAAGCGACCTGCATCACTTTCGTGAGCACCCGAAGGGCGCCCGGCTTCTGAGCGATGGCTTTGAGGAACTTCAGTTCGTCCTTGTCCTCGACGTTCCAGGCCTTCAGGAGCTCGCAGGTATCCGCCGGGCGAGCGCGCGGCTGCGTGATGCGCATGCCGACCCGGCTGAAGAGCTGTGCGAACGTCGACTTGCGACCCTCGCCTTCGAGCCGCGAATAGACGGTCTCGTTGCCGATGATCGCAACGCCCACGCCCGACCGGTCGTACAGTGAGCGGAGTTGATCGAGGGCAGCCGTCGACAGGTGCTGCGCCTCGTCGACGATCAGGAGGCCGCCGCTGCCGATCATCCGGCGGCGGATCGCGCTGGAGAACTTCGTCGGGCTGCGTTCGACGATGCCCAGCGTTTCGCAAATCTCGGAAAGCATCGTGTTCACCGACGAGGTATTCGGCTCCATCGTCACTTTCCACACATTTGGATTGGTCGCCGCGTAATGTTCTGCGGTCTTCGTCTTGCCGATGCCCGCGCCGCCGGCGATGACGGCGATGTCGGGCATCGCCTGGGCGAAGCGAAGGCTGCTGATGAAGGCGGCGGCACTCGGCGTCATCAGGAATTCCGGCGCCGTCGGAATGGTGCGGGCGGTCCTCTGCTTTTCCTGCCGCGAGCGGAGCCAGATTTCGGCATCGCCTGCGACCTTGTCGTTGTTGCCGGTGTAGGTGCCGTTCATGAAGGCGCTGAAGGTCGAATAGGCGATGCCGCTCTCGGCGGCGGCGGCAACGATCGTCTGGCCGCCCTCGTTGATGGCCGCCCTCATGCGCCCGCGAATTTCCTGCAGGTCTTCGGGCGAGTAGTTGCGGTCTTCGGATTTCGCGTTCATTCGTGTAGGGTCCTTTCTTCGTTGCTACAGAGGGCGCGGTGTTGCTTGGAGGTGACCCGCGTCCTCACTCTTCCCGGCCGCCCTGCAGCAACTGCAGGCCGGCCTGAAAATTCTTCTCAAATTCGATGGCGTTGCTGGCGGCGTCCGCGTCCGGCACCGGCTTCGCAGCCAGATTGCCGACTGTGACGAGTCGCGTGAGCTTGGTTTCGGGCGCCGGTGCCTCGTCGATTTCCGGAAGCAGGCGGAGCAGAGCTTCGGTCGAAAGTTCGCGCTCGAGGCCGGCGGCAAGCTTGGTCGCCTTCCTGAAAGCGTTGCGCTTGCGTGCATGCTCGCGGGCCGCAGCCGTATCGGCAAAGCCGACCGCTTCCACGCAATCCGCGAAACCGAGATAGACGCCGTCGAGACGGTAGAGATGAACGCCTGCCTGCAGGTCGTCCGGGTCGAAGCGCGCCGACAGCGGCTTGCCCATATGCTCGAGCAGCAGCTCGCTCCAATAGCGGTTGCCTGCAATGCGAATGGAGCCGTTCGTCGCATCGGGCCGGATGTTCTCGACCGCGAGAAAACACATGCGCAGTTGCTCAGCCGTCGCCTTGCGGATGACCGACTTCTCGTAGCTGTCGTTGAACGCCTGATCGAATGATTTCACGCCGGCGCAAACACGGGTCCTGCGGCCCGTGCGGGCGTTGTGGAGCGCAATGCCTTGTCCGACTATCTGCAGGAATGTGTCGAGCGGTATCGCGCGGGAGCCGTAATTCTCCGGCTTTGCGTCCGGCGAATTGCCCGTATAGGCACCCTCGAAAGCCGGATGCTTCGCGATGCTGTCGCAGAGATCGCGCCAGGCGCGCTCGATCGGTTTCGATTGGCCGCTATAGGGCAGCGTCCAGTGAACATCGACTCCGAGCGACACGAGGACACCAGTCGGCTCTTCTTCTTTGACTTTGAAGCGGTAGCGGTTCGGGGTGCCGCCAGTGATGAGCTTCGCCGCAAATCCGCGGCCGTTGTCCATGTAGCAAATGTCTGGGATGCCGTAGTCGCTGAAAACGTCGGCGAACGATAGGCGGATCAGGTCGACGTTCTCGGTCTTGTCGATGNGCCAGCCGAGGATCTTGTTCGAGTAAAGGTCCTGAATGCCAACCATGAGAGGGCGCGAGACTGTCCCGTCCGGCCACTTAACGAACACGTCCCACTTATGACCGTCGACGTTTACCGCCTCCAGTGCATGGAACATCGTGCGATCGCGCTCTTGGCTCGGATACAGGCGCTTGAGCGCATCCGGCCCTTTCCGAAGGAAGGTGAACACCGGCATCGGAATGTCGCGCTGCATCCGCCGCGCAAGAGTTCGCTCGCTCGGTACCACCCAGCCATGCTGTTTCGCGGCGAGCTGCAGCCGTTCGTAGCGAGGTCGAAAACGCTCGGTTGCGACTGGCGAAGATAGTCGGCTTTGATCGCTTGCCAGGCTTCCTCGGAACAATCGACCTTTGCCGTCCGGCCGGCGAAACGCGGCGCGAGATAAGGCAACCAGTCGGCACGGTCGACGCCGGCGACGAGATCGGCCCATGAATAGATCGCCGACTTGCCGACGCCGTTGGCGCGGGCGACTTCGTGGACCGCGACGTCTTTTTGCAGTCCGCCCCGTTGCAACGCCGCGACCGCCTCCAGAATGGCGAGCCGGTCACGTGCCTTCTGTTTTCTCGTCTCGGGCTGGCGTTCGAACCAGTCCCACATCTCGCCCCGGCCTTTCGGCTCGCCGACGCTTGCCGCCTTCCGCTGCGCGGTGACGCTCTCGGCGACGAGCCTTGTCTGCGCCAAGGTAGGGAAAAGCGAGTAGTGATATTCCCAGCCGCCGCCGCGCCCCTCGCGACGGCGCGAGAGCGAAGCACCGGAGGCATTGCGCCGTTCGAGCCAGCCTTCGCGCTTCGCGATCATGTTGATGCCTCGCAACGTTGCCGGCATCGATGGGAGAGCGAGTGCCGCAATTTCGGCCGGCGTGAACCACTCCTTCATGAGCGAACCGCCTTCTTCGCCTGCCGGCGGGCACTGTCGAAGGCGCGGTCGATATCGTCTTTCTTGTCCGCAAGTTGACCGACTTCCACCCACGGCAGATAACGGTCCGAGATCACGCTGTGATCGATCAGCTCGGCTCCGACCTGCAGTAGCCTCGGGTCGCCGGTAACGACGACAAGGGCAAGCATTCGTAGGTGCGAAATCGAATGCTCGCTGCGCGCCTCGCTCGCATAGGCGTTGAGCATGTTCTCGGTGACTTTCTCGCCAAGCCAGGCGGACATACGCCGCGCGACTTCCTTGCGGTTCCACTCGCAGTCTTGAAGCGCAGCGCTGATGGAACGCGCGATTCGGGCACGCATGCTCGACGTCTGGATGCGCTCCTGTTCGAAGCGCTCGATGACCTCTCCGCGTTGCCATGAAAGAAGGTCGAGCTGGTCGCTATTGCGCCGCTTCGCCATCAGGCCGCTTCCTTCTTCTCGATGGATTTGAGGAAGTTCCGGCGAGCTTTCGCGCCGGCGCGGTTCCACGCATCGAGCAGCTTTTTGAGTTGAACTTCGTCGGGATCGGTGGTCGCCGCGCGGCCTTGCGCGATGGCAATCGCTTCGCGCACCGACTGCGCCGGGTCTTTTGCCCGGTTGAGGAGGCCGACAACCTTGAGCTGGTCCTTCGGCGCAAGCCGCGACAGGGCGAAAAGTTCACCCTCCTTGTGGGCGAGTTCGGTCCCGGCCACCGCTCGCCGGACATCGGCGGAGAGCTTGCTGTGGATCTGGACCGCGCGACGGATTGTCTTGGCCGATAGTTGGGTCCGCTCGGCGGCGTCTTCAGCAAAGCTAAACATGTTCGTTGCTGAACCCTGACGGGCCTTGCCGCCTGCAACGCCCTTTTTTGTCTCGGGGTGCAGGGTTTCGTAGACCGCCTTGCGTTCCGCGAGAAAGGCGGCGCGGTCCAGCGGGTTCAGCTCGTGCCGGATGAGGTTCTCGTCGATCTCCATGAGTCGCGCCCGGAGATCGTCCGCTTCGACAATGAAGGCATCGATATGCGACCAGCCCTTGGCGGCGGCGGCGGCAGTTCGGTGGCCGCCCGAAACGAGCGAGAAGTCGTAGCGCCCGTGTTTGCGCGGCCGGACTTCGATGGGCGTTCTCTGGCCTTCATCGTCCATCGATGTGCCGATGACCTCGACCCAGGCCGGATCGAGGGGCCGCAGCCGGTTCGTCTGGTCGATTTTCGCGATTTCAATTCGGGTGACCGCCCGCATTGGCTCAGGCTTCGTCAT